ATTGATAATAGCACATTTGTTTTTATGCTTTCTAGTTTTTCAGATTCTATATTACTTAAGCTTCTTAGATTTTTCTTATTAAAAAACTCTAACACTATAGGATTAATTATTTCACTAATTTTATCCTGTGCTCCTGATGCCCACATGGATAATTTGGCGCCAGTCTGAGGAGAAAACTTTTTAGTCTTTCTTTTTTCTGTATCTTTGGACAACTTCGGGCGACCTTCTCCGGACTGCTTAGGCAATGAAGAAGTTTTTGGAGAACCATTACCTCCAACTGGCACTCCTGGAGTTTTCATTTCTAATGCGGGTTTTTCCCCACCCTTTTTCTTGTCTAGTTCTAAACCAACCTGACTTGGGGCAACTACTCCTGTTTGTAATGCTATTTTCTTTAATGAATTCTCAAACTGAGGATCAAACCACGGACCAGATTTAGCAACCATTCTATTACTATCTCTTTCTCGACTCTCTCTATTAAGTCTTGTTTTCTCCATATCAGGATCAAATCCAAATTTAGTTTGTAATAACTCATCACTAATAAGATTACGATCAGCCAACTGAACCAATAAAGCTTTTTCACTATCTTCGTTGCTTAAATCCATTTTATCAAATTCTAATTTAGCAGGGTACTTGAAACCCATTGCTTTCTGAACAAGAGCAATTTCTTCTTCCCAAAATTCTATTAATCTGTCTCGACCATATTGAAGTCTTTGAGTAAGGGTCTTTAAGCTAATGAAATTATTTGTTGTTCCTGCTGCACCAAATGTTCCTGTTAATGTAGGAGGAATACCTAATCCTGCATATATTGCATTAAGGTGGGGAATATATTTGCCTTCTCCCAAGAAATTATGAACATTGGTATTGCTTTCCATTAATTCTATATCTGGCCCCCAAATCAAATCCATGGTTCCTCCGCCAACATTATTACCAAGGATCTGGGCAAGTTTGGATGTGGCTGCTTTGGTTGGAGCAATTTTATGCTCTAAGCTACCTAATTTAAAAATTCTAATATTACTAATAGCACCGTCAAGAGCTGCCATGTCAGCTAATTTAAGCTTCTCAACAACTGTAATATCGTCCATGATAGCATAGATCATAGGATATGCCCATGCTTGCCAATCGTCTTTTTTATAATGAAATACTAGTGTCTTATCGTAATCAAGAGGATATGGTTTCTTGTTTTTAGCAGCTTCTATGATTTGTGCAGGTAGGTTCTCGATAACTCTCTTTTCGTTTTCTGTTTTGGGATTATTAATAACCTTGCGTAATGAGGCTGGTAAAATTAATTCGTATGTTTTATTGTTTAAGAATGATGATAATGCACCAGCAGATACCTCAACGCAAACAGGATCTATAAAAGTATATTTCCATGGGATTTCTCTTTTTTCAACACTAATTTCTGGAAGTTCATTCAGCTGCATGTCTGCTGTTCCAAGGGCTTTATATAATTTATCAGCAACTTTTATGCTTATCTTTGCTGTTCGTCTGTCTATAACTATGTTGCCGCTTTTATATAGATTATTAAGAAATCTTTCGCTACGATCTTTGCCATTTATCTTCTTAAACCATCTTCTATAAAATCTTTCTATTCTTTTATTTCTATGAACTAAACGGATACCCTGACTAGCAAAATCGCCCATAAGATCTATTACGTTTTTTACTAATCCCACCCTTTGATAAATTCGCTCTGCTCTTTGTAAGATCATTTTGATCTCATTAGGAGGAGCCTCTTGTGGTCTAAATGTATAGTAATCGTCTTTTGTTAATCCTGGGCGACTTCCAGTAAGACCATCTAAACTAGAAAAATCAAGACTATATCTTCTTCCTCCTGCGGTTGCCTTTTCTACCAGAGTAAATTCGTCTAGTGATGCCCCAGCAGTTTTTAAAGCTTCTTGTTTACTTAATAAATCATCACCCCATGTTACATAAGCTTCTGGTGGTGCAGTGTTAGATGTGCCTAAAACTTCCTCTTTTGTTCTTTTTTTATTGGCCATAATTGTTAATTCTAATGTAATGAGATTGTAAAGTGATTACTGATTTAATAATACACTTTATCTATAAATTCCTGTATATACGTCATCATTTGCTCCGTTAACAAACCATTCTGGTCCTCTGTACATATTGCCATTGTTTTTAACCGAGTCTTTAGCGTTGGCTCCTATTATATCATAATCAATAGGTTTTAGGCTTTTATTAAGTTGTCTTGCTAACATATTGGCAATAATTAAAGAACTATAGCGGTCCTTTCGTAATCTTCCTTTTCTTCCTTGTCCTAGTTTAGTTTCTGGTGTGTCCCAGCGATCTCTAGCGTTCGGTCCTTGACTAGTTTGTGTCATGACTATGGTGGTAAGCTCATTTTTTAATTCTTCAATTTCTAATATGCATTCGCTAACACTATCGTATAATGGATTTAAATCTGTTTCCAATATGCTTTTGCCTTCTCTTTCTATAGCTAGTCCTAGAGTTAAGTTGTCAAACGCAGGAAATAATAAAGCCTTATCTTCTAAATCTTTTCGCAACCCGTGATTGGCTTGACTTGTCCATTCAGCTTTTGCAAACTGTATTAATTCTAAAACATGCAATCCTGGTTGATCATCCGTGTCTTTACTTTTATCTTCAATTGTTGGCCAAATTAATATTTCTCCTTCCTCCAGCTTATTTGGATCGTGCAGCGATTCTTCAATAGCCACACCACCTCCTTGAGCGTCCATCCCTATTTTAATGGGCTTAAACGTTTTCATCAAATTTCTAATTTTACGAGCACAGAAACCATAGAAATCATGTTCCGTTATGAGTCCGGTTTTTTGGCGCTCTTTAAAATTAGCTCTATTAGTAGTCCAGCAATACACGATCTTGGAATGCGTCGGATTAACTTCCAATACAACTATACTAAAATTATCTTGCTCACTAGCAGGATCGATACCATATACATATTCTTTATTAGGGTCTCCTTTTGTTATGGCGTCGAACATTACTGGTTTTCCATCTATGATTATTTGGGTGTTGGACACCACGCAACTTTCTATTAAACTTCGTCTAAAAAATCCCTCACTATCTTTTACGAAACATGCAGCATATTCCATATTGTATATACCGCTATGTATTGTAGCTTTAGCTCTACTAACTTGTTTATCATCCATGAATCCTTTTGGAATAAGCTCATAAGGAATTCGAATAATACTATAATCTTTCCAGTTAAAGCTATCAGGAACTTCTCCTTTGAATATGTCTTCAAGTTTTCTTTTGTCCCCTTTGCTTTCTATGATAGCCTTATATCTTTTCCAATAACTAGCAAAGTGTTTAAAGTCATAGTCTGCTGTGCCACTAATTATAGCTTGATTTCCCATTTTAGTATTTAGCACTTCTAGCTCTTCATTCCATATTCCTGCTTCTATCATTGCGTTCTTTTTAGCTTCTTCTTTAACATTTTGAATAGGACTAGCAGATACCGCAGCGAATCCGGAAACTACTGTTTCGTATATATCTGGTGATATGGATGCAAATTCGTCAGCAATAATAATATGTGCTCTCAAACCTCTAATCTTGCTTCCGTCGCCCATAGGGATAGCAATCGTCCAACTGTCACCTAGTCTTATAGTGCATCTGTCTACGTCTCTTCGCGGACCATCGTCGTTACCATTAAAGATACTTCTTAATATCGGACTACTACGCCAAATGGTTTCCATATATTCGAAAATAATTTTACTTTGACGAAACGCGGCGCCTACTACAACTATTTTTGTTCCTGGACAAAATGTACATTTGATAATACAATACAAAGCCATTAAGAACGATTTACCCCAGCCACGACTAGCGATATACATTGGAAATGGTCTTATCCAAAATTCTTGTAATATTAAAATTTGCATAGGATGCAATTCAATATTGAATAAAAGCTTCACCATACTACCAATATACTTTGGATCTTTTAAAACTTTCATCAGATGAAGATCAGGCAGTTCAATATCTCTTTCTGATCTATTGATCATCACATTTTTATTGATTTTAAGTTGACTTACGTCGCCCAGACCTAGCCAAGCGTCATCAAAAGATATCTTATTTAACGATTCAGCCATCTGATTTTTTAACCATTTCTATATAATGTATTTTCTTAAAGATAAATTCAGCTATCTTTTCAGCATTAGACGCGCTACCGCAAAATATAACTTTAATATTATGATTTAGTTGTAGCTCTAAAATATTCTTAATAAGAAAGGAAGGAGTAATCTTAACTTTATCCCACATTCTTTTAGGAACAGTACTTCCTTCTGGATATATTAATAGATCTTCGAGATTAAATTCTAATAATAAAAATGAATATTTAAATTGGCTCAATCGCATCACAACATCTTTGAATCGACTCTCGACAATGTTAGTTGCAAATTCGCTAGAGCTTTTCTTTCTCTCAATAGTTAATATGTGCTCTAAGCCCTCAATACTATAGTCCCCGGTATCTAACTTTTTATGAGCCTTGGTATAGTCGTTAAAATTCCACGGCTGTTGTTCTCTGGTATCTATTATTATGGTAAAGTTATTATAGGTATTATTATTTGTCATTTTTTGGCTTCTGCTTTATTATGTTATAAAAAACGGCCTCATAATAAGTTTCTACACCAGTAATCATTTTATGATGATCTTTACAAAGAGTGATTCCGTTATCTACTTCAAATCGTAGTCCCGGACAATCAGCCCAACGACGAACATGATGAGCATTTAATTTTTTCTTGCTAGAACATCCTGGCCACTGACAAGTATGATTGTCTCTTGCATAAATTTTGTTTCTCCATTTTTTATATTCTGGATCATTAAAGTTCCTAAGCACGAGAGTATAGTTCAATATCAGAACTAACCATATCATGAACTAGTTGTTGAAATGTAATTTTAGGAATCCATTTTAGAACTTTTTTAGCTTTGCTACAATCTCCTTTAAGATATTCAACTTCGGCCGGTCTATAAAGAGACGGATCAATTGTCACATAATCTCTATAATCTTTATTAACAAAAGAGAATGACTCTTGTAAAAATTTTTCAACAGTTTGAGCTTGTCCGGTACTTATAACAAAATCATCAGCTTTATCTCGAACTAGCATTAATCTCATAGCCTCAACATAATCTTTGGCGTGTCCCCAATCTCTTACCGCATTAATATTTCCAAGTTTGAGTTTTTCGTTATGTTCTAGTTTGTTATTAACTAGTCGCCCTATATATTTGGTTATTTTTCGCGTAACAAAGTTTTCGCCGCGACGAGGACTTTCATGATTAAATAGTATTCCGCTACAAGCATGTAATTTATAAGCCTCTCGATATATTTGAACCATTCGGTGGCTAGCAAGTTTAGCTACAGCATATGGACTTTGAGGCAACAAAACTGTCTCTTCGTTTTGATATTTATTACCATCAGAGTCAACTGAATAATTTCGCCCAAACATTTCGCTGGTGCTTGCTTGATAAAATCGAGTGGTTGAACTAAATTTTCTAATATTTTCTAGTATGTTAATTACGCCAATAGCATCAATTTCGAATGTGGTGGTTGGCTGTTTAAAGCTAGTTGCCACATGACTCTGAGCGGCCAGATTATAAAATTCCTTGGGGCGATGCTTGGTTATTATATCTGTGCAATCACTAGGATCAGTAAGATCAAATTCTTCCAATATTAATCGTGGATGATTAACTATGCTTTTAATACGTTCAAAATTGATTGAACTACTTCGTCGGTATAGTCCAACAACTCCGTATCCTTTTTGTAAAAGATTTTCCGCCAGATAACTTCCGTCTTGGCCCGTTATGCCCGTGATAATTGCTGTTTTACTCATTGTTATTAACACTCTCTGAGTTTAAAAATGGTTTGTCTACTGTGCCGTCCTGATAATTATGATAATCATAAAGTTTCTGCTTAACCTTACTGGTAGCCATGCTAAGAATTTCCATTTCTCGTCCTTCTTTTTCTCTTATTTCTTCGTCTTCTAGCATTCGTATTAATCCTGTCCAACTGCTTTTGCCGTCTTCTATTCTTTTGATTCGTTGTTCTCTTGTGGCTTTAAGGTCTTTACTAATTTTTTGTTGTTCATTGAGCAGTTTGGTATATTCATTGGTATAATTTGCTATACTGTTTCGGGCAAAGCTGAGTTGAGTTTCTAAATTGGCTAATTTCGGTATGTCTCTTTCAACTTCTGGCTTGCTATAAATTTCGTCCACCATTCGCTGAAGTTTTTCAGTTTCAGCAATATGACGTTTTCGTTCTTTCATGCTTCGATTAATAAGAATATCTATAGTGATAAACTGTTTGATCTGCAGTTCTTCAGCGGGCAACACGTCTTCTCGAAACTGCTTTACCAGATTAATCCATGTGCTTTCAAAGTATTCTAATTCTCCGGTGTCACTATCAAATTGTCGTGTGATTTCTGGCCAAAACGTTTTACTATGAAGTTTTTGACTAAGTATCTGATTATCATTACTGCTGTTAATAACTGATAATTGATTTTCGTTAACATATCGCTGTATTGGGCCGACAGTTCGATTTAAATGATTTGCTATTTCTTGTAAAGAGGATGAAGTATAATTATCTCGAATGTATTTTTCTTCATCAAGACTTAATTGTCCTCGTTTTTTGGGTACATCTCTGCTTTCCAATTTTTGCTCTCCATTATTTTAACAATGTGGTTTTTTAGTTTTTTGAGTTCTATCTTGTTAACTTTTGATCCGTGTTTCAGTTTGAGATAAGTTTCTCTAAATTCTAATTGAATATGATCGTCTAAAAATTTAATTAGCTCTTTATTTTCTAATAAGTTTTCAGTATGTGATGATGGTGCAAGATGAGATGATTGGTCGATATATCCTGGTTGAATAATGTTCTTTTTGGCCTCATTTCTTTTTGCCCACGAGGCGTATAGTTCACAGTCATCTTTATTGGAAAATTTTTCACATTGATTAATGCTAACTTTGCAACCTTTGTCGAAAAAAGGACAAGAATGACAGGGTTTATCGGGCCTTTGATAGTTGTTTCTTTTATAATTAAATAGTCTATTACGAACGTGGGTCCAAAGGAAGTTTTCTAAGGGTCTTTTTTTGTCATAATTTTTAAGACCTTCCAATGCAAAAATAGCAGCTTGTTGCTTCATATCGTCTATACTATGATATGCGAATCTGAATTTATTGGCTAATCTTTTACTAATATTGTCTAATACTAATAAAAACTCTTCTGTACTAACGCCATTGGGTAATTCAGGTGGTAGTTTGGTCTTTTTTTTGCTCATTTATTAGTTCTGCTATGCTCTTTCCGTTGTCTAATAATAGGTCATTAATAATATCGTCATTAATAGAGCCAGAGGCTTTAACGAATAATACGCTATCAGCAACAATGTCCGGGTCAAAATGGGAGTCTTTCATATTTTTTCCTTGCTCTAAACTGATCAAACCTTATTATAGTATGTTTTGGGGCGAGATTGTCAACAAATTAAAAGATAGGAGCGATTTATGGCTAATTATAAGAAGTGGACCAATGCTGAGCTAGACTATATTAATAATAATCATACTCTGTTATGTGACGAAGGATTGGCAGCCTCATTAAGTAAAATGACTGGCGAAACTATTAGCACAGCAATGGTACGACGCCAGCGAAGAAAGCTAGCTTTGAAGAAGAGCAGGGGCCGTCCAAAGAAGATTAAGGAAATTAATAGCTCAAGGGATACTGAAGCTACTGCTATAAGTTGAAATTTAGCAGATAAATAATTAAGAGGGCGGGACAGCGGTCACGATTAATAATTTTAGTCGTGGCCGTTGTTGTTTTATGGGGATTGGCCGTTATAATAGAGTGATGCAAGGTCAAAATACTTTCTAGGAGACTAGGTCATGAAAATGTTTATTTTATTAGTTTGTGGTTTATTTTGTGGTGTTGGAAATGATAGCAATGCTTGTGAATGGACCAGGGCAAGAAATGTTCAGCCAGTTTATGTTCCTGTTCAGCAAGTTCAACCAGCCATATCGTGGTCTTATGTTCAACAAACATTTGTTAATTATGTTCCAACAGTAGTTTATCAGCCAGTAGTAAATACTCAGGTAATTGCTATTCCGTCAGTGGTTTATCCTATTTATGCTCCTGTTCCTGTTGTTCCTTATTTCTATGGATATAGTGTTTATAGATACTAGGGGGAATTCGGCTAATATAAGTGGTGCAGAATAAGATTTAATTAATGGGGGAACTGGCCAATTGTAATATGTCCGGCCAATTATTTTTTAGAACAGGTGTCTATGGAAACATTATTGATACTTGTATCAGTATAAAAATTATTTGTGAAAGATTATTATGGGAAAAATGGCTAATAAACTGGCCAATTACGTATGGTGGTCCTTATTGTTTTTAGACCACCCGCAAGGTATGGCGATTTTCTAAGCCCCTTAATATAAAATGAAAAAACCCCCTCTTGCCCTAAAGTGTTGTGGCGTAAGACTTTACGACGAGTGATGGACGCAAAAGTTGTCATAAACTCTTATGGGGTAACGACTTAGAAAAAACGTAAAAGCATTTGCATAAATCGAAAGTTTTTCCGCTTGAAACCTAAAGATTGGCCTGTATAATACCGATATAAGAGAAAGAAAGAGAGAAAGAAAATGGAAAAAGCAACTCATATCAACGATTTTATTGGTAGCCTTCCTAGGATTGTGGAAAAGAAGGTGTGGAAGGTTACGGATAAGGATGGAACGGTTGTTCAGTATGTTGGCGCTACCGATAACCGTGAGAGCACAGCACAAGCGTACATCAAAGAGAAGTATCCCCAAAGAGATTTGATTCTGACCTTCTCACACTTCAAAGGTTTGATTACCCTTCGCTAGAGGGGATTGACAAGCAAAAAAGTTTCTGTAGAATAACTTCATCATCACCAAGGAAAACAAAATGAACGATCTCAAGAGTCTTTTTCTTGCTATGGCCGCTGGTAAGTATGCTGGATTCCGAGATACTAAGGGTAAGGGATATATCGGAATCATCAACGGTATCATGCGTGAGGATGGTAGTGGTCGTAACTGGATCATTACTGTGACTGAGGGAATCAAAACGAGCAAGGTTTTTATCCACGCAACGTAAGCCCAATAATCACAAGACTTTACGTCGAGTGGGGGCATAGAGGGATGATCTAAACTCTTGTCGCATAACGACTTACGAACCTTGCGATCTTTTAAGGAAACTTTTTGCTTGATCTCTAAGAAATACCCTGTATAATGATGATATAAGAGAAAAGGAGAAAAAGATGGATACGACTAAGATCAACAACGCTCTGAAAATGATTTGGGGTAGCGAAACGTACAACGTGGTGCTACTGTATACGGCAGACGGTAAACTGTTTGCAGAATGTGAAGCAACGAATGACCGACGACGAATCACGGAAAGCAACTACGAAGAAATGCTGAACGATATGTTCTATAACTTCTGTATGGAAAAGGCCTCTTGGATGGGCGTCTCATGACCCCCACTAGAGGGGTTGACAAGATAAAAAACTTTCTGTAAAATACGTTCATCACCAAGAGAAGAGGAAAAAGAAAATGGCTACCAAGTTCAAGATTATCGAAGATGCCAAGCGTCAGGTTCGCATGTGCTTTGTTGGTATGGCTACTCGGCATCAGCCGTCGCTTGCCGATGGATTGTATGGCCCGATTCACAGTGAAAAGATTCACAAGTTCAATCGCAAGGCTCTCCGCAAGGGTAGTAAGGCTAAGGCGGAAAAGGTTGACTCTCGCTACAATGGGGGAGAGGATACCATGATCGTGGCGGTTGGCAAGCCCGGTTCGGCTGAGCGTAAGGCGGCACTGGCAGACCAGTATGCTGCGATTATGGCATCGGGCGAGGAACTTTCCCCCTTCGGTTGGAGGGGTTGACCTAAAGCCTTACCGCATAAGACTTTGCGACGAGGCCCGCCGCCCGCGTTTTTCGTAAACTCTTACGCCACAACACCTTGTGAATCTTACGGCATTGTAAGGAAAAATATTCACGACTACCCCTTGCATTGGCCGATAATATCTGTATAATCGTGGCATGATGATCACCACCACCAACGAGGACGCCAAAATGCTCCACGACCTTGACGAACCAAACAGCCAACTGAGTTACCTTGCCGAGCAGGGTATCATCGAGCCGATGGTCGAGCCGATTGACGATCCTAGTTTGGAAGTGAACTACTGGGATTGGGCAGAAGTGATCGGTATTGTTGACAATCTGGTTCCGGAGGAGTATGCTGTATGAGTGCCTTACTGATCGTGGTTTCATACATTGGATTGTGTTTTTGTGTTCTTTGTAAGGATTAGTTATGAGTCACCCTGACCCTTGTTTCGATCCCGATAACTCTTATGAGGATGATGATATGAACTACCATGATGACGATGTGAACTACGATGATCACAATGATTTTTGGGGTTTGCCAGAAAATGAGCTGGATGAAATCCGAGATCAAATGGATGATGATGAGGGTTATGATGACGATTACGATGACCATTACGATGACAGCATGGATGGCGATCACGACTCCGCGATGGAATCTGCCGGATGGGGAACAGATGAGGATTACGGCTATTTTGGCGGAGAAGACTACTAGCCCTAAAGCCTTGCCGCATAACACTTTGCGGCGAGGCGGGCCGCACGATCTTGACGTAAACTCTTTAGGCTCAACGACTTAGAGCAACCGTAGAATCTTTTATTTTCTTGTTGACAGCCTAAAGAACGGGCTGTATAATGTCGATATAAGAACATCACCCCAAAGGAAAAGAACATGACTCACGCCGAAGCAGTTTCTATGGTTCGTGGCAAGCGGAATAAGGATAGCCGCAAGGTAGGAAACAACACCTACGCTGAAATCCTGCCGTGTGGATCGGTTGGTATTCTGCTCCACAGTACCTATGTGGTAAAGATTCATTCTGACAATACCTATACCCTCCAGACTGGGGGTTGGCAAACCAGTACCACCAAGGATAGAATCAACCAGTACAGCCCCGTTCGTGTGTACCAGCACAAGTACGAATGGTTCGTGAAACTGAATGGTAAGGAATATCCGTTTATGGAAGGAATGGTGGTGGGAGGATGATTTTATATCTTGCCGGTTTATATGGTGTTATTCTGCTAAATGCTTTTCTGTGTTGGATGATTGAAAAAAACAACTAAACGAAAGGGCTACGGATGGCCGATATATATCTAGACTGGAATAGTTTCGGTGTGGGACTTGTTATTGGCCTTGGTTGTGCTTGGTTTGTTTGTGATCTTGTTTTTCCATTAAGGAAGTAAGATGACTATTAAGGATAAGATTGTCCTGTCTGTGGCGTTTGTTTGTGGTTGTATCGCAACTTTTCTTATGGGGTAAAAAATGTTTTCTGGAATCCCTATGATTGTTGAAGTTTTAAAGAAAATGAACGACTCTAAGGCCAAGTGATCTAAAGCCTTGATGCGTAAGAGTTTACGCCAAGGCCCAGCGGCCGCATTTGACGCAAACTATTGAGACACAACAACTTACGATTTTCAAAAAAATATGCTTGACTTCTAAAGTTTAGGCTGGTAGAATACCGATATAAGAAGAAAGAGAAAGAGAAGGAGAAAAGAGATGAGCCACTCTGATTCGCTGTGCGATTACGAAGATTCTGACGATGGCTATGATGCTGTGAAAGATAACTACCTGACTAATGGTGGTTATGGGTACAATGATCGTACTCGTCGTGAAGATGCTGAATGGGCTGAGGAATGTCGCCGTAACAACTGGAAATAACATGATTACACTTCAGGAAATGAGACTCGCTGCTGCTGATGCTCTTGGAACCATGTCTCATGCTGTTATCGACAATGGTAACGAGTTTCTTATTGTTACCCTCGACAACTGTAGCATGGGAGAATGTGGTACGTTTTTTGCTGATGATGTTCGCAAGATATCTATCAGGAAGGACAGTAGCCGTGGTGCTGCTGGTAACCGTATTGAGGATTGGGCTGCTGATATCTTGAATCCGTATGCTTGACAATGTTTGATTAGTATGATAGAATACAACCAAAGGAGAAAGTGAAAATGACGAAGTGTGTTGTGACGGTTACTGATACGTTTGGTGGTGAGGCTAACTATGGTTGGGTGAAACGGTATGAGTTTCAGCCGCGTAATGCTGAGTCTCAACGTAGTGTTATTCGACAGGCCAAGTCTCTGGCGAATATGACTGCGGTAAAGGCTGATACTTACGACTATGGTGATGGATATACCGTGAAGCCGCGAGGATACAACCAGATTATCTTTGTGGATTTTGAATGAGCCATAAACCCTTGCTGCATAAGACTTTGCAGCATGGGTGGCCGCCCGCGTTTTTCTCAAAGTGTTGTGGCGTAAGGACTTACGGCAAAAAGATTTCTTCAAGGTTACCACTTGACAATGCCGATAATAGATGTATACTGGGGCTATCTGGTTTGGTTGGTCTTCACTACACGAAAGGGATTTTTATGAACGATGTTCTTCTTTTTGGTTCGATTGCTACGGTTGTTGTTTGCTGCCTTGCTATGTTTGCTGCTTATGGCATCTATGGTGGTGTTCATGGGTCGTTGTCAACGGCAAAGGCCGGAGAGTTCTATAACTTTGAATATCTCCAGCCTAATGCTGGTGACCCTGAGCGTTATCTGGCAAAGGTGCTGAGTGTGCATGTGTTGGACGATAATGCTATTCGCAGGCTGAATGCTCGTAGTGCATATCGTCGCAACGATAGCAACTTTCAGCGTAGCAATCATCTGGTAACGTGCCAGACTGCGGACGGTAAGATTCGCAACTTCTATGCTGAACGTACCGTGAACTGCCGTAGGCCGCTGTTGGCTGGTGCAGCATTCAAGACAGGCTTGGCGAATCTGCTCTTCTGATTTTCTCGTGGTGGTGAAGTGACCTCGCTCTAAGTTCTTACGCTGTAAGAGTTTAGGGCGAGGCACGGCACGGACGCTTGATCTAAAGTCTTACGGGGTATACACTTACAGAAAAGCTAAATAGCATATTGACAACGATCCGATAATCTGTATAATGCGACTAGGAGAAAGTTTATGACTAACACCCAATGTCTTGCCGCAATGTCTTGGAGAGTATATCAACATGGTCGATTTGTTGGCTATGTGGTGTCATTTAGTCAGTACGATGCTTGGAGAAAGGCTAAAGATAAGTATGGTAGTGATCTAAGGATTGAGAGAGTAGTCTGCTAAATATATTGGCCCCATCTTCTAACGGTTAGGAAATCGGATTTTCGCTCCGAGAATCAGGGTTCGATTCCCTGTGGGGTCATTGGTTTGTATCAGGTAATCCTACGGATT